TTTGGGGTCCTGAGGCTCAAGGGGATATCGTCAGGTGGTTCCAACTTGGGGGACTATGGACTTTTGTGGCACTCCACGGATCTTTCGCTCTGATTGGATTCATGCTTAGGCAGTTTGAGATTGCCCGTCTTGTAGGCATTCGTCCTTATAATGCTATTGCCTTCTCTGGACCCATCGCAGTCTTCGTGAGCGTGTTCCTGATGTACCCTCTGGGGCAATCCAGTTGGTTCTTCGCACCTTCATTTGGTGTAGCAGCAATCTTCAGGTTCCTGCTGTTCCTGCAGGGTTTCCACAACTGGACCCTTAACCCCTTCCATATGATGGGAGTTGCTGGTATACTAGGAGGAGCATTGCTCTGTGCCATTCACGGAGCAACTGTAGAAAATACGCTGTATGAAGATGGAGATGCGTCAAACACATTTAAAGGTTTTGAACCTACTCAGGAAGAAGAAACCTATTCAATGGTTACTGCAAACAGATTCTGGTCTCAGATTTTTGGTATTGCTTTCAGTAATAAGCGTTGGTTGCATTTCTTTATGCTTTTCGTCCCTGTTATGGGTCTTTGGACTTCCAGCATCGGTATCATCGGTCTTGCTCTTAATCTACGTGCTTACGACTTTGTAAGTCAGGAAATTAGAGCAGCAGAGGACCCAGAGTTTGAAACGTTCTACACAAAGAACATTCTGTTAAACGAAGGTCTTCGTGCTTGGATGGCACCAGTAGATCAACCTGGAGCAAATTTCCAGTTTCCCGAAGAGGTCTTGCCAAGAGGCAACGCACTCTAAAAATAAATACAAGGAGTTCTCCGAACTCCTTTTTTTATGCTTCTCATTCTCATTCTTTTCCAACTTTTTGGAATCTTAATGTTTATATTATCTGTTATGCAAGACTTATGATATCCTCAACAACTCCATATAAACTAGCAGAGATCATTAGAGATACTTGGCCAAACCTTTACAGACCAGCAAAAGAAACCTATAATACAAAAAGTCAGAAGAAAAAGAATGTATGAGTATTGGGTAGTGACAGATAAAACCACAGGTAGAGTAATCGCACACTGTGGCGAAGAAAAAGATGCTCTAATGTTAATTGGATTTGATAAAGATAAAAGAACTTATCGCAAGCAAAAGTTCATCTTAGATCAAGTCATTACCATAACGTCAACGACAGACAAACAACTTCCTGGTCAACAAGGACTACCTGCAGCAAAAGAAGAACTTCCTCCTATGGATCTTCAGCAGCAAGTATGGTTACCTGAAGGACAAGGAGTTCCAGTTAACGCTAAATAACTTTCAGTTTTATAACGAATTATGAAGTTTACAGTTTATTCAAAAGATGGTTGCCCATATTGCACCAAAGTCCAACAAGTGCTAGAGTTGACGGGGTTGCAACATGTTGTTTATAAATTAAATGAAGATTTTACTAAAGATGAATTTTATTCTGAATTTGGATATGGTTCTACTTTCCCCCAAGTAATTTTGAATGATAAACATATTGGGGGATGTTCTGATACAGTACAATACCTTAAGGAGCAAAATCTAGTTTAATGAATAATAATCTTCACGAAGTTTATAATGACGTTGAAAAGGCTATTGATTATGCTTTTAACGGTCAATTTGTCTTAAAATTTTACGACTATCTAAAAGTTCGTGGAACAAAGAGAGTTGAGGTTGGAGAATTTATTGAAAGTTCTACAGCTCATGAAATCAATAATCTTGTGATGGACTTGGATGATTATCTTGAGGGTGGGTCTGATGAGATTCATAAACAACTTAGGGAGGGGTACGGTCATATTCCAAAACCCCAAGCAAGAAAAATAAGAAATTACCTATACGGTATTCTTGAGGATGCCTGGAGATATAATCATGATAAACGACCAGGAAGAAGAAAAAAGGAAACTAAATAAGTCAGGACCTCAAATTAACAGAGGCATTGAATTATTACTACGCAATAGGAGGAGGAAATCATTAACGCCAAAGACTTTTCAAGTGAAGTTTGGTAAAATGATTTCTCTCTTTCGAAGAGAGTTTCATTTCTTTATAGAATTTCACTTTGATGTTAGAAAAAAATAAACTCTCTGGAGAAGGAAAATGGAAACAGCATATGTAATAACATTTGTTACGATGTTCACATTGCTCTTTTTTATGGTAGGAGGTATAATTGGTTGGTTAACTTATAGACATTTACTAGAGTCAAGACCTCCATATTTACATCCAGAGTTCTTTGATGAAAATGGCCAGGTGATACCTGACGAAATAGTATCTGTACGATTTGAAAATAGCGATTACGATTATGACTACGACGACGAAATCGAAGAGAACGACGACTGAGAAACCGATTGAAACTCTTCCAACAAATCCTTTTGTATTTGAAGTATTAGAACTTGCATCTAAACAAAAGTCTAATGCAAAGAAAGTTGAAGTTCTTAAAACATACGAACATGATTCACTGAAAGCCATTTTTATTTGGAACTTTGATGAATCCGTAATTTCACTTCTTCCTGAAGGAGAAGTTCCGTATGCTAATGCGGAAGAACAATCTGTTTACTCAGGAACCCTATCTGAAAATCTGAGGAGAGAATCTCTAGGTGGAGAATCTGCTACAGGTCAAGATCTTGATGGTAGAGGAAAAACTTCTCTTCGAAGAGAGTATCAGAATCTTTATCATTATTTAAAGGGTGGTAATGATTCTTTAACTACCATCCGTAGAGAAATGATGTTTATCAATTTACTGCAAGGTCTTCATCCAAAAGAAGCAGAACTATTGATTCTTACAAAGGATAAGAAACTTACGGATAAATATAAGATATCTTTTGAAAATGTAAAAGAAGCATATCCCGATATTCAGTGGGGTGGGCGTTCATGACAGTAGCTGTAGGGGAAAAGAAGGAGATGGCAGAAAACAAAAATAAAATTAGTAAAGTTCTGCCGCATGAATATGGGTGCGAAATTCTTTTCGAAAAAACTACTATAGAAAAAGTAAAAGATTCATCACTTCCTAATGATGCATATTTGATTTGGTATAATTTTGAAGATAAAGAATATATTGATCTCGTAAGAGGAACAAGAGTACGTATTTTTGATATGTACTATGATAAGTATGGTCCTGATGTAGTTAGAAAAATTGATTTTGGATATGGTAGAACTAATCCAAAATTGTGGGGTATTAAGCAACCGGAGAAAAAGAAAAGGAAATGAGTGCAGGATTTGGTGCCGAAAGAGCAAAAAATGGCAAAGCAGTAGTTATAATCAATGATGATGAAGTAACTAAACTTCTAAAAAAATATAAAAAATTAAAGAAATATAGAAATTCATCATTATATAAAATTAAGACAATGGATGGTACTGAGACTATCATAAGTTCATTGTTGGACGAATTAGAAGTGGGACTTGACGATGGGCAAACATTATCTACTTAACTTATACGGATGTTCGTTTGTCCTTTTAGATGATGAACGTTGTCTTATAGATTTACTAGAAAATGCAGCAATTGCAAGTGGTGCTACTGTGGTTCAGACTATCTCTAAAAAGTTTGATCCACAAGGTGTCACTGTAATTTGTTTGTTGTCGGAAAGTCACATCAGTATTCATACTTGGCCTGAAGAAGGTAAGGCAGCAGTAGATGTATATACATGTGGCGATTGTAATCCAAAAATTGGATGTGATATGATTATTCATCAACTTTACGCGCAAAATCACACCTTAAGTTACATAGAACGGTAACAAAAGTTACAGAAGTTTTTGCATAACTATACTAACAGGTCTATAATGACCTTACGTTCATCCCTCTGGGACGGAAGTAAGCCGACGCGGAACGGAACGTTCATTCGCTATTCGCAAATAGCGAACGCAAACGCCGACTGAAGGAACGCTCTTTAACCTAAACCATTAAGGAGAACCCTAATGTCTAAAGTAGTATATCGCGGTGTTGAGTATGACACCCAAAAGCGTCTTGAGTATCAACAACAAATGATGCAGCAACCCCAACAGTACGACGAAACCTATCGTGGTGTTAAGTTTGTAAAGGAGGGGCACAAATGAAAAAACTCAATGTACTTCAACTCATTAAAGAGCAGAAGCAAAAAGAACAACGTCGTCATCAAGCACTCCTTGCAAATGCAGGAGCAGGAAAATGATTGCTACGATTGCTGCTATTACTGGTGCATCAACAGCATTTATTTTTTTAATCTATTTTGAAATTTTGTTGTTGAGTAAGTAAATATTTTAAGAGAGGGACTTGACTCCCTCTCTTTTTTTATGTATAATTACCTTTGTCGAGGTTGATAAAAATGGATAGAGAAAAACTTAGGTTAATTGTCAGAAACCTTGAGTCTCTGGTAGAATGTCTAAAGTCAGAGATTGAACCTAAAACTAAAGATCTTCAGTATGAGGAGATTAAGACTTTTTTAAACGATTACGACGAAGTATTTTATGACGAGGAAGATGAATACGATGTTCGATGATTTTGAGTTTATGAAACCAGAAGTAAAACTAATCAGTGTTACTCCTGACGCAGAAAAGCATATGGCATACTGTGCTCGCGTAAGTAACCCTGCAAATCAAGAGAATGAAAAGTTCTCTGGACTACTTAAGTATTGCATTCAACATCAGCACTGGAGTATCTTCGAACAAGCCAGTATGACAGTTGAGATTAATACCACAAGAGGCATTGCGGCTCAAATCCTTCGACACCGTTCGTTTACATTTCAAGAATTTTCACAACGGTATGCTGATGCCAATCTTCTGAATAATACTATTCCTCTTCCAGAACTGCGTCGTCAGGATACAAAGAATCGTCAGAACTCAATCGATGATATTCCTGATTATCTCAAACTGACTTTGCTTGAGGACATTCGCGTTCATTTTGAGAGTGCTCTACGCCTCTACAACCGCCTTCTGGATAAGGGAGTGGCAAAGGAGTGTGCTAGGTTTGTACTGCCCTTAGCGACGCCCACAAGACTCTATATGACTGGCTCTGTAAGGTCATGGATTCATTATATTGATCTTCGTTCATCTCACGGTACACAGAAGGAACATATGGAGATTGCAGAACTAGTTCGTTGTATTTTTACTTGTCAGTTCCCTGCAGTATCTGAAGCACTTGGTTGGTCTCGTGATGGGTGTACTGAGTGTATTGATCCCCCCTCAGTGATTATTGAATAAATATCCTTACATACAATGGAGGAATAAATTTGGCGACTTATCCTGTTATTAATAAAGACACAGGAGAACAAAAAGAAGTTGTTCTTAGTGTTTATGATTGGGACAAATGGAAACAAGATAATCCAGAGTGGGAAAGAGATTGGTCTGATCCATCTACTTGTCCCTCATCTGGAGAAGTGGGTGAGGTTTATGATAGACTTAAAAAATCTCATCCAGGGTGGAATGACGTTCTCCACAAAGCATCAAAAGTCCCAGGTTCAACAGTAAAACCAATTTAATTTTTTTATGGCAAGAAGAAAAAGAGTAGACGATCAACCTATTGGTGTTGGAATGACTGCAAAGCAAATGAAGCGCAGGAAGCCAATTAATTCCGATTTAATGAGGGATATAGAACCTCTCACAGATAATCAAAAACTTTTATATGAAGCATATGAAAAAGGTCAGCATATAGTTGCTTATGGGTGTGCGGGTACTGGTAAAACGTTTATTACTCTTTATAATGCACTTCAAGATGTTCTTGATGAAAGAACCCCTTTTGAAAAAATTTATATCGTTAGGTCTCTTGTCGCTACCCGTGAAATTGGTTTTCTTCCTGGTGATCATGAGGACAAGTCATCACTTTATCAAATTCCCTATAAGAATATGGTAAAGTACATGTTCCAACTGCCAACAGATGCAGATTTTGAAATGCTCTATGGAAACCTCAAAACTCAGGGAACGATTAGTTTTTGGAGCACTTCTTTTATTCGCGGAACTACTCTGGACAATGCAATCATTATTGTAGATGAATTTCAAAATCTAAACTATCATGAACTCGATAGTATCATTACTCGTGTTGGTGAGAACTCTAAGATTATGTTCTGTGGAGATGCTACTCAATCCGATTTGATTAAAACAAACGAAAGGAATGGTATTGTTGATTTTATGAAGGTTCTTCGTCTCATGCCTTCAATTGATATTATTGAGTTTGGTGTTGATGACATTGTTCGTAGTGGATTCGTTAAAGAATATATTCTCGCAAAAATGGAAGTTGGTGTATGAGTTTTATTCATCATAATTATTTGGGTGACATTGAGTTAGAGTGTAAAACAACAGAAAGCATCCGTCTCTATAATTTACCTAATGGAAACTGGGTGCCTTCTATTACTTCTGTTACTTCGTTTTATAATCGCCAAATTTTTGCAAAGTGGAGACAACGTGTTGGACTTGAAGAAGCAAATCGTATTACTAAAAGAGCCACTGCTAGGGGAACTGATTTTCACCAAGTTTGTCAGGACTACTTAGAAAATAAAGAACTTGTTTGGGATAATTATCAAGTCCTGACAAAACACATGTTTCATCATGCAAAACCTTATCTAGATAAGATAAATAATATTCATGCAATTGAAAGAACTCTTTATTCGGAATATCTTGGACTTGCTGGACGAGTTGATTGTATTGCCGAGTATGAGGGAGAGTTAGCAGTTATTGACTTTAAAACGTCAGACAAAATTAAACCAGAGGAGTGGATTGAAAACTACTTCGTACAGGAAACATTCTACGCTGCAGCATATTACGAACTTACTGGAAAAGTTGTTAAAAAACTTATCACACTCATGGTTACTCCTGGTGGTGAGGTAAAAGTATTTGACAAAAGGAATAAAGACGATTATATTAGACTATTAGTTCGTTATATCAAAGAATTTGTACATCACAATATTAGGTCAGATGGAGAATGAATTAGAGAAAGTATTAGAAAGTAAATTCTTTTGTCCGTCACGTTTCGCTCAGGAGATTGAAAGTCTCGTACAGGTAAACGTCGAGATGAATTACATTGATGCGATTATCTATTTCTGCGAACAAAACAACATTGATTTAGAATCAGTTCCTAAACTTATTTCAAAACCTTTGAAGGAAAAGATTAAGTATGAAGCAATGGAACTTAATTTTCTCAAGAAAACATCACGCGCTAAATTAGTTTTTTAATGATGCCATTTGATTCATATAAATGTTATCTGTCTTTGAAAAATCATTTTACAAAAGACAGTTATGATTACTTTAAGTATTGTGGTAAATCAAGAGCAACTATTCAATCTTTTTACAAAAGAAAAGATAGAATGTGGTTTGAGAAAATTGCAAGACAAAAAACAGATCAAGAAGTAGTTGATTTCTTCGTTGCCAATTTTGTATCTTGTCCTGATCCAGAAACACTTTGGATTGGTGAAATGATTAAAGAAGGAGAAGAAAGATATCAAAACTGGCAAAAGAAAGTTCAATCACTTTCGTATGTCTTTAAGGAAGAAAGTCAATCTTTATTTGAAGAAAATAAATTCGAGGATGTTTTTAAGTGTTCTAAGGGGCATCCACCTCTTCTAAAAAAGTTCCTGAGCGGGAAGATTAGCCTGGAAACCATGGTGATCTATGACCGAATATTCCTGTACGGGAATAAGTTTGATAAGAAACTTCAAGACCCAGTGTGGCAAACCGTCAGCAGGAGGATTAAAAAATATAATCCATTCCTAAATATTGACGTATTTCGTTTTAGGCGAATCTTAAAAGAAATTATCCTGGAGGATCAATGAGTTTCTTTAGTTCCGAAGTTGTCCGCGCAGAGATGACTGAAATTGCAGAACTTCAAGAACAAATTTATAACAACATCTTTAAGTTTCCAACAATGACTAAAAGTGAAAAACTAGAGCATGTTGAAGTTCTTGAAACTCTTTTAGATAAACAAAAAGTTCTTTATACAAGAATGAGTTTATCTGATGATCCTGAGGCAAAAGAAATGAAAGAACGCATTATTAGTTCTGCCATTATGATGGGAATGCCTCCTGGCACAGATATGAATATTATTCTTGGCAACATGTCAAAGATGCTTGAGATAATGAAGCAGCAGATTGACAAAACGGGTTCAGACCTGTAGAATAACGAAGTACACAAAGGCCAAATCTCAAACAATACGAGGTACACATGTCTAATTTCGCAAATCTTAAAAAGCAATCTTCTCTTGGTTCTCTGACTGAAAAGTTGGTAAAGCAAGTAGAAAAGATGAGTACTACTTCCAGTGGAGCCGATGATCGTCTCTGGAAACCGGAGATGGATAAGACTGGAGTAGGTTCTGCAGTTATCCGCTTTCTTCCTGCCCCTGATGGTGAGGAACTTCCTTGGATCAAAATGTATTCACATGCATTTCAAGGTACAGGTGGTTGGTATATTGAAAACTCCCTGACAACTCTAGGTCAAAAAGATCCCGTTTCGGAGTATAATCGTGGTCTTTGGAACAGTGGTAGTGACAAAGATAAGGATACTGTCCGTAAGCAAAAGCGTAAACTGTCCTACTACTCTAACATTTACGTAATTAAGGATCCCGCTAATCCTCAAAATGAAGGTAAGGTATTTCTGTTTAAGTATGGTAAGAAAATCTTTGATAAGATTCTGAATGCAATGCAACCAGAATTTGAAGATGAAGAACCCATCAATCCCTTTGATTTCTGGGCTGGTGCAAACTTCAAACTGAAGATTGTGAAGAAGGATGGTTATTGGAACTACGACAAGTCTGAGTTTGATCGTGTTGCTCCTCTCCTTGATGATGACGATGCACTTGAAGCAATTTGGAAGAAAGAATATTCTCTTTCTGCTATCACTGCTCCCGATCAGTTTAAGACTTATAAAGAACTTGAGACTCGTATGAACTATGTTCTCGGTCTGAGCCAGACTAATACTCCAGTTCAGTCTCGTGCTGTAGTCGAACAAGAAGATGAGTTTGAATCTTATTCTTCCACTCCTACTCGTGAGGATAAAGTTATGGAAGAATTGGAACAGTCTTATGTTCGCTCAAAGTCTCCTTCACTTCCTAAAATTACTCAGGATGATGATGAAGATGATGCTCTCTCTTACTTCCAGCGTCTTGCTGAAGATTGATTATTCGTAAAGTCTAGAATTATCTCCTCTCTTAAGGGTATCGCTCAAGTACTGAGTGCTACCCTTTTTATATGGCATAATTTCAGCAAGGTCATTAAACATTACATTTAGATATGCTGGTTTTAATATAAAAATATTTCTCTTTTTGTTTTCTACACCTAACTCATATTCAAAGTTTGTAATTGGATTTAAAATTGTTGATGAGGTTAGAGTTACATAATACCCAAGATTTGAGTCAAAGTATTCATAGTAGTATGAGTTTCCAGATAAACCACCAGCAAATAAAACTTCTTCAGCACCACTTGTGCTTAGAACTGGTGAAGCCACAGAAGGAACAGATGGTAAAGCATATGTGAAGGATATTGTTAGATTGGATGATGCATCAAGACTAATAGAAGTAACTTCATATCTTCCATTATAGATTGATTCTGATATATTATTAACTAGTACTTCTGAACCTACAGTTAAACCTTGAAGTCCAGTTTTTAATGTTATTGTTGCCGTATCCGTTGGAGTAATTCCATTTCCAGAAAACACCTGAGAAATTTTTGAATTACTCATTTCAATGAAGTTTCCATTTGTTCTCCAGGTATTTTTCATTTGAATGCCACCGGGAAGAATAACATTATTCAAAGAGTCTCTTGTCTCTATTGTTTCGTAATGATGCACTCCATTATAAAAATTATCATATGTTTCATATCTTTCTAACATTACTTTATCAAAAGTATTTTGTGAAAGAGGCCATTCAGTCTGGACGTTTAAGATATTATTAGAAAGTAGAACAACCCAATCTAAGGTTGAGTCTCCATAGAATTTAAAAGCAACATTATCTGGCCTTTCATCGCCTTGAATTTCATACTTCTCAAAAAAGGATAAGTTTTGAAAAATATCCTCACGTAATTTTGCTCTTCTGAATATATTTTTTACAGGAACATAATTTGAAATTTCTTGGTTGTTTATGTCCCTGTTTATGTACTCAAAATTTGGTACGTTTTTAAAGTAATGATTTGCCATATTAGTAACCTATTGAATGCTTTCCATCATAATCCTTATCATAAATTGGTTCTAGTTCTTGGAATGATAATGTCATACTATAAGAAACCATAGTTCCATCATCATAAGTCATATAAGTTCCGAGAGGTGTATAATCAACGGAGCAATTAAGAAGAGCACACTCTTTGATTTTGTTGATACCTGGATGTTCTGTTTCTTTACCTTTGTACTTATATTCAATAAGAAATGTATTTGGTGCAGTTAAAAATATATTATCTTTAGTTGTTCTTGGTGCCATATTTTTTTTAAAGAAATTGATAATTCTTTTTATATTTTCCGCTTCCTTTTGTTCTCTTGCAGACATCTGAAATCTGAAATCAAAAGGTCTTAATTGTGGACCTGTGAAAAGAAGTTCTAAGTTTGGGTTTAGTACAGAACCAAATCTTCCAAGGAGATTTTGTATACTAACTGCTTCTCCAGCAAGAGCAACTTTAACCGCATTGGCGTTTTTAATGACATCTCCTGTTGCTTCTCCCAGTTTTGTACCAAGTAATTGTCCTGCAGCATTTGCATCTGCAGCATTCATCAAACCAGTTGAAAGATTGACGGCTTTTCTTTCTATTGCATTTAAACTTGTACCTTGCCAATCTACAGAATTTGCATCAGTGATTGATGCCTGAACTGGTAAAAATACATGTCCTAAAGGTTTTTTTCCTTCTAGATTTGATGTTCTATCTCTACTTTGTATAGATGTAGTTGAAAGATTTCCGCTTGCAATATATTCTAGTGCAGTAAATTTAATTCTATCTTGAGCGGTTACCTTATCATCTTTATCCATACCTAGTGGATAAACCGCAATCATACTTGTGTTTTGATTTTGTGCTACTGTAGGTTTTACTCCTGTACTTACTGGAGTGCTGGATGGTCCATCTGGAGATGGTGTTGACGATGGGCTAGGTGCAGTAGGTGCTGGGTCTGATGGTTGTGGTGGTTGAGCTCCTGGAGTTCCTGATGTACTTCTTACTCCTGGAACTGCAAGATTTCTTCCGGTAACAGGTGCATTTTTATTGAATGCATATGCTCTTTCATTATTCAATCCAGCGATTGAATTTCCAGTATAAAAATCTTTTAGTAAAGCGTCATCTGAGTTGTAGTCTAACCCTACAGGCAAGTCTTTTCTTAAATTTGAAATGGAATCGCTTGCTGAAGGCGTCCATCCCCACTTTCCAGAACCACCTGTATCTTTTGATGAACTAAAAGTTGGAAATGATGTACCTAATCTAAACCATTCAGCATTACCATTGTTATAATCTATTAATATTCTTCCGGGAAGCATTTTACCACCCAATTTCATACCATAGTTGAAAGATGTTTGGTTTGCCATCAGAACTCCTCCTCACTTACAAGAGGATTAGTTATCTCAATTTTTTGTAGAGTATGAGACATTTATAGGAGTTTTTTATTTATTTAGACGGAATTTTGCATAAGGTATTGATAGCATCTCATCAAGTTCTTCATACTTTACAACGTGAAGTTTTCCTGCAACTTCTTCCCAAGTATATTGCCTACCTTCTCTCCAATGAAAATTGATTGCTTTGAATCCCCATCTTTCTAGTGAAGTGCAAGCAATCAGTGGATGTTGGTCGTATTCGATATTTGGTGTCTTTGGATTGTATATAAAGGTATAAAACTTTCCTGGCTCTGGATATAATACTTCCTCTTTCAAAGTATCCATAATAATCAGCATTAAATCTTCTGGGTCATTGGTTCCAGCATCATCAATTTTCTTTTTGAGTTCTCTCATTCTTTGAGGAACATTAGCATATTGACCGAAACCTTTTGCCATTAATTAAATAACTCCTCTTCGGTAATGACTTTAAACTCTAGCATCCTATCCGCACACCATTCTTTTGCTGCTTTCCATTTTGCTTGATTTACTGCATAGGTTTTGCATTCATACAGATATGATTTCGTTACTCTAGACCTTTGCTTTGGTGGAATTGTTTGTTTCTTTGGTTTCACTTCAATCACATAAGTTTTAATCTTACCCGAAGACTCTTGAACTTTGATAAGGTAATCTGGAAAGTATCGATGCACTCTACCATCCACGGGAGACACATAAGAAATACAAAATTCTTCAGACGCCCAAGAAATTATACTTGGATTGTGGTCGCAGTAATAACAAAACTTTCTCTCCCAACTACTTCGACATATAATATTATTTGGGTTTCCTTTATATTTTTCGGGATAGGATGGTTTATAGATGCTTTTAATACTTTCTGCCATTTGCTATCATACATAATATATCAGTAAAAATATTTATAGATGACTATAAATAGACCCCCTATCTATGATTTTGAGAATGAACAAAATGCGAGACCATATAATCCAACACCAGCTTCTGGAGTTCCTGTAATTCCTGCTCCCAGCATTCAAACTTCTGGTACAGGAAAAAGTCCGGGAACAGGTAGTCGTGTCACATCTAATCCTGGTGGTGCTCCACCACCAAAGAATTACAAAAGTGCGCTTCAAATAAAATCATTTTTATTGAGACCTTCACTGACTTCACATTTTCAGTGTTGGTTTAATCCACCAACATCTGTTAGGGCGGTGACAAATTATAATGATGATTTTATTTCAATATCTTGTACCGAAGCATCTCTTCCTGGGTCATCTATCATTACAAATGAAATTAATGATGATTATACTGGAGTCACTGAAAGACTAGGATATCGTAGGCAATATGATAATACTGTAGATTTTACTTTTTATGTTGATGGTGGAGTATTGAATAGTGGATATAATGTGATTAATTTTTTTGAGGGGTGGATGAGATATGCAATGGGAGAAACTTCTACTGCAGCAGATGGAAATTATAATTATAGAGTTGGATATCCTGATGGAGATAATGGATATAGAACTGAAATTTTTATTAATAAGTTTGAAAGGGATTTCAATGGAAATTATTTAAATTATACCTTCGTTAAGGCTTATCCAGTAAGCGTTGCCTCAATGCCAGTTTCTTATGATTCATCTCAGTTGCTTAAATGTACCGTCTCTTTCACTTTTAATAGATATATTCTTGCATCACGAGCATATGCACCAGAGTCTGAACCAACTCCATCAACGCCACCAGGGGTTCCAAAAAAACCAGAATATTATGGACCTGGATTGCCGGGAGAACAGGCAAATGAACTTCGAAGAGGTCTCCTCGAAGACTTTATTGTAAGACAGCAAAATAATCCTCTTTTTTAAGTATTTGAGAGAAGCAATAAATAATCACACTGAAGTTTCTATAGGACATTATGCCTTTACCTAAGATTTCTACGCCAACTTATGAACTTGAGTTGCCATCCACAAGACAAAAAATTAAGTATAGACCTTTTCTTGTAAGAGAGGAAAAACTTTTAGTTCTTGCTTTAGAGTCTGAAGATACCAAGCAAATTACTACAGCAATTAAAACTGTTATTAAGAATTGTATTGAAACAAAAAACGTCAAAGTAGAGTCTCTTCCAACCTTTGACATTGAATATCTTTTCCTTAACATCCGAGGTAAATCTGTCGGGGAAGAGATTGAAGTAAATGTTATTTGTCCTGATGATGAAGAGACAGTAGTTCCTGTAAAAATTTCTGTAGATGATATTCAAGTTTTAAGAGTTCCCGAACATAATAATAAAATAAAACTTGATGACTCTATTATGATGGAAATGAAGTATCCATCACTAGACCAGTTTATTAAGAGTAATTTTGATTTGTCCTCAGACAATACTATGGACCAGTCTTTTGAATTGATATCTTCTTGTATTGATAAAATTTATACAGAGGATGATGTATGGGTTGCTGCTGATGTTACTAAGAAAGAACTGTTAGAATTTCTAGACCAAATGAATTCGGTTCAATTTAAAGAAATCGAACAGTTCTTTGAGACGATGCCAAAACTTTCTCATAAGATTAAAGTTACAAATCCAAATACCGAAGTTGAAAGTGAAGTTGTTCTTGAAGGGTTATCAAGTTTTTTCGCATAGGAATGTCCCATATGGACTTAGAGAATTATTTTAAATTAAATTTTTCTCTCATTCAGTTCCATAAATATTCATTAACGGAGATTGAAAATATGATTCCTTGGGAAAGGGACGTTTATGTTGGACTATTAAAGAATCATCTCGAAGAAGAAGAATTTAAACAAAGACAACGCTAGCGATAAATGAACTCAGTATCCGAAAAAATCGATGAAAGAATTCTAAGGCTACTGGGTCTTAACTATACATATGACATTGATTATGATACCTATTATACTCTCATTAGAGAAGCGATGGTGTCTGGTGCAAAAAGATTGCCACCAGAAGAACTTGCTTTACTTGCAAATGAAAGAAAAAGAATAAGAGGTAAGAAGGGTAGATTTAAACCAAAGAGTCAGAAGATAAACGCAAATAAGATAGCGACGACTAAGTTTTTAAAACCAGCAGTACAACCATTATCAACTCCTTTAATTGCACCTGCAGGCGGAGTCCAATCTTCACAAATTCAACCTGCAAATTTGGCACCTCTTCAGGGACCTCTAGATTCTATTAAGAAAGTATTAGTTTCTTTCTTAGATTTTAAAGAAGATAGTGCCGACCAAGAAAGGAGAGACGCTGAGGCAAATAAAAGGTCAAAAAGAGAGGCTGGACTAGAGACTGTTAAGAAAGGAATGTCTGCCGTATCTGATGCGGTAAAGAAATTTATTTCTCCATTTCAAGGAATTATTGACCGTGTGTGGAGATTCCTATTCTTCACATTACTTGGTAATGCATTTACGCAATTAGTAAAATGGTTTCAAGACCCAAAAAATAAAAATAAAGTAGAAACTTTAAAGAGATTTGTAAAGGATTGGTGGCCTTCTTTACTTGGTGCTTTTGTTTTATTTTTCACACCATTTGGTAAATTTGTAAGAGGAATACTTGGAATCGTTGGTGGTTTAACTGGCAAACTAGTTGGTGCAATACCCAAGATTGCTGGGGCAATAAAAGGTCTCAGTAAAGTTTTACTTAATCCTTGGGTTGCTGTTCCTGCCGCAGCAATTGGTTTAGCAGCTGCTGCTAATGAAGTTACCGGGCAAAGAAAGGCAGCAGGAGTTCAAGCAGAAAATAAAGCACGGGCACAGACTGGAAAAGGTTTAGGTGCTCAGGGGACTGACACTATGACCGATAAGGTTCCTAGTGTTGGTAATATGGGTCCAACAACACCTTACGGACTCCTTCAGGGTGCTGCCCGTGGTGGTTCTGTGATGAATGGATATTCCGGTATAGACAATAACACGGGTCAAAGAATATCCGGATTTGGTCCTGATACTCAATTGATTGCAGCAATGCCTGGAGAGGTTGTTATTAATAAGAAAACTGTAGATGCTGTTGGTGCGGATACATTTTTAAGTCTAAACAGACATTATGGTGGTTCAGGTGCTAACCAACCTAAGTTTGGTAGATTCTTTAATACTGGGGGAATCGTTGGTGGGTTGATGAGTCTATTCAATAGACCTAGAGGACTCAGTACAAGAGGAGTCCAGGCTGGATTTACTGGTATGGCAAAACAGGGATTTGAAGCCATTATGGGGGGTGATAAGTTTAGACTTGGAGGATGGAAACCACAAATACTTGGTAGAGGTGCATACTCTGCACCTACGTTAAAAGGAGCTCAACGATATGCTGGTTCTGCAGGGTCTCTGGGTGGAACTCAAGTTCCTGGTGGTGTAGTTAAGACAATAGTTCCTGGAGGTGCAAGAGGTATAAACATTATTGAACCACAATCTGTTGTAAATCCGTCTACATTTGATAAGGGAAAGGTTTTGGCAGATAGATTACTTTCTGGTAGGTATTCAAATAGTCCTCTTGCAAATAGACTTCGTTCTCAGTTAACAAGTGGAGTAGCACAGAGAACTGGCATGGGATTTGGAAGAACGCTTTCCCGTGGCAGTGGATTATTAAATGCTCCTGTCATCAGTGATATGTTATTTCCGGAAGGAACATCATCATATAGTCAACTTACTGGACCTAATGCATATTATAATGCACCTGGATATAAAGGTCCTAGACCTATGCAGCGTATGGGTGGTGGATTGATTAAAGAGAATACTGGAATGGATATTCGTGGAGCAACAGCAGATAGACAAGCCATTTTCGCTCAACCTGGAGAGTATGTTCTTCCTGTTAATACTGTAAATCGTCTTGGAACTTCTCTCATTGATAAATTAGTTGCAATGACTGACAGTGACTCAAATGCAGCTAAACTTGGTTACAGGACAAAGAATATTCCACAGATAAAACCATTGACAAGAGATGGTTCTCAAAATGTTGTAACTCTACCACCAATAGTACAATCGTCTGGAATGAAAGGTGGTGGTAGTGCTGCTGCAGGTTCTAAAGTTCCAACATTCTCAGCAACTTCTTCTAGTGGAAGTTTTGATAGGTCTACTAATGCTAGTATTTACGGGATTGCTTGACGATGGCTATTAACGTTCAGAAGTTATTACCTGCAGCAAAGACATCCGCAATTGCAAAAATTGATGCAAGTAAAATTTCATCATCACTTGTAATCAATAAGAAGAATATTGATACAAAAAAATTAACTGCCCTATCAATTCGACGTAGTGAAGACAACGTAAGTATTGTAAAAAAATCTTTAATTGATATTGATGGTCTTTTGAAATCTGTATTAACTGAAGACCAAAAAACAGAAAGAACAAAGAGAATTCGAAAAGAGCAAGAAGAAAACGAACAAAGAGAAACGAAATTAGAAACTCCTAAAGAATCTAAGAAGTTTAATCTTCCAAAAGTTTCTCTTCCTGGAATGAGTTTCTTGGATAGAATTAAGAGATTCTTATTCTTTACCGCTCTTGGATGGTTGTTTACAAAATTCCAAGATCAACTCCCCAAATTAACTGGAATTATTAAAATCATTACACCAATAGCAGGTGTTGTTGAAAATGTATTCAAGTTTATTCTGGAGAGTGTTGTAAACTTTATAGACCGTGGATATCAAACTTACGATAAGATACGTGGTCTTGTAAAAACGGTTGGTGGCGAAAAGGCGCAGGGTGAATTTGATAAGATATCTGGAAAGTTAAATGAGTATATTAACTATGTTCTAATTGGGGGAATGGCACTCACAGGTGCTATTAATACCTTTGCAAATAATGCAAGAAAATATAAACCACCAAAACCAACTCCACAAGGAACTCCTAGAGGACCAGTTCCACAGAGAGGTCCAGTACAAAGAGTAGTTAGACCAGTACAGGCGGCTTCGATAAAGGCATCTAGAGCAGTCATTGGAAAGCAAGCAACACGTCAACTATTGAGACTTGCAAAAGGTCCTCTATCTAGATTACCTATTGTCGGAGCACTAGTTGAGTTTGGTCTTTCTTGGGCTCTTGGAGATAACCCTGGCAAAGCAGCATTCCGAGGAGTTGGAACTCTACTTCTTGGTGCTGTTGGTTCTTTAATTATGCCTGGGTTTGGAACTTTTATTGGTGGTTATGCTGGTGCAGAACTTGCTGGAAAATTATACGATGTTCTTTTTGCAAATAAGGCTCCTGGAACCCCAGTTCAAACTCAACGTCGTGGTGGAAAAGTTATCCGACGTTATGCAAAGGGCGGTCAAGTTTTGGGTGCTAGTGGAAGAACTCTAACAACTAAAAAATCCAAAAAACCATACATTCCACCTAAAGTAACACAACCCGGAAAAGATGTTGGTGGAAAGAAAAATATAAGAAAACTATTTCCAGACCCCTCGTACAAAATGAGTGTTGCTGAATGGAATTTAGCTGGAGGTGCTGGAACATATGCAGATTATGAAGAGCAATGGAAAAAACAAAAAGATAAACCAAATCCATATAAGGCATTAACTAATATAGCTGCGATCCTAAAGGATATTCCTTATGGTATCGGCACATTAATGGGTTCAGCGGTTGATGTTGCATTGGGACAAAAGACAGATGAAAATACTTTCAAGAGTATAAGTTTTGGTCTTGAGAATTTATTTGATACCTTTAGAAGTATTTCGAACAAAACTTCTCAAGGTGTTTTTGCCATTCAAAATCAAGTTCCTACAATGGCAACTGGGGGGCAAGTTTCTAGAACCTTTACTCCATCATCTCGTGCTGATGGCGATCCAATCAAAATTATTGGTACAAGTATCAAGCAGAGAGTAAATGAGTCAATTAGAGAAGTTCAAAAACAAATTTCTGTCAGAGGGGGGAAAAATATTCCATCTTCATTGTTTTCTTATGAACCTCCTCCACCCAAAACAAATTACAGTGGTTCATGGAAACCTGCTTCTCCAGGATATTTCAATGCAATTGAATATATTACTGGCGATAAAAATTATCCATCAAACTATGATTATGATGGACATGGAACTCCATTTAATTACCACGATCATATTGCTTTTGCTACTCCAAAGGATAAGGATAATGCAAAAAAGGCTTTATTGGCAGCAGGTATTCAGACAGGAAGTGAATATCTTGATAGAATTGGTGATCCGGGATATCACGGTTCCAATCAAGCAATTGATGTTCCCGGTCATCAATGGGGAGGAGCACCAGGTTCTCCTATAACACAAGCACAATATAATGGTTCTGCTCAAGTGAGAAGAGTATTGGGTATCGATAAAGTTCAACCAGTAAAAACAAAACCCGGTCAATTACCTTCATTGTTTGATAGACCTGGTGCAAATAAACCAGTTAAGCAAACTGGAATTGCTTCTTGGTATGGCCCAGGTTTTTATGGTAATAAGACTGCAAATGGGGAGACATTTCGTAAGGGAGATACTGAATATACTGCAGCTCACCCAACATTACCCTTTGGTACAAAAGTAACTGTTACAAATAAATCAAATGGGAAAAGTATTCAAGTTAGAATTAATGACCGTGGACCATTTAAAGCGGGTAGAATTATTGACTTGAATAAATCTGCAAGAGATGCTTTGGGGGGTCAAGACCTTACTGATGTTGATTTGAGTTATCAAGGTGGTGGTTATATTCCAAAACAAACTCCAAAGAATAAATCAGTGTCTCTCACATCATATCCTTCTTATGCTGATGGTGGCACAAGAATCATGATTCAACCAATCATTATTAAAGAGTCTGTTCCAATTCCAGTATCAAAACGTTCTGGTGGAGCAACTACCTTTATGGTTGCCGGTGGTGTAAATAGTAGTAATATGCAAAGTTTAGTCAGAGGATAAGATGCCAGCAGCAAACATTGCCGCACAAGCAGGTGAAGCTCAAATTAAATTATTCGAAGTTCATTCAAACTACAATCAACCTACTGATATCTCTAGTGGATGTATTGAGTTTGAGTACTATGAAAGTATCCTCGATAACAGTGTGAGAGCAACAGCAATGATTATTGATACTGGTTTCAGAAAATCTAAAGAGGGAACTGCTTCTGTAGAACAAGATGACTTAAACTTAACTGCTGGCGAAAAAGTTCATCTAAAGATTATTGATGGAAATCAATTCACTTTAGATTTAACTGGTACAAAGCAGATGAGAATTAAGGAAGTTAGAAATATTGATGAAAGTACTAACAAAATGATGTATGTTTTGGATTTATTCTCTAAGGAATCAATTGACAATGAACTTGAGAAATGTAGAGTAAAGAAAAGATATGACGGTAAAATATCAGATTCAGTTCAAAAGATTTTAAAAGATGTTCTAAAGACACAAAAAAATCTAGACATTGATACTACTTTAAACAAGTTAAGTTTTATTGGGAATGTAGAAAAACCTTTTTACAAAACTACTTGGTTAGCTCCAAGGTCTGCACCAGATGCTCCTGGTGCTAAAGGAGTTCTTGCTGGATTCTTTTTTTATGAAACTTATGATGGGTTCAAATTTAAATCTATTGATAAACTCTTCGAACAAAAACCAAAGAAGAAGTTTATATTTAATAACTTAATAGAAAAAACTCCACCTCAAGGATATGATGGAAAGATTTTAGATTATGCTTTTGATAGTACTTTAGATTTGAAAACTACTCTTCTCACAGGATCCCAATTAAACTCCAAATTGAAGGCAGTAAATTCTTTTGAAAGTGCGTATAGAGAAAACTCTTTTGACTCTAAGAAACAGTTTAATGATAAGAATACTGGTGGAAAGGAACAACCACAACTTGCGAAAGACCTTCAACTTCAACAAGAGACTTCTAAGATTTCTTATAAGTGGGATGACCCAGGATTTCTTGTTCCAGGAAAAAATTTAAAGGAACAACTTCCAAAATCAACTTATATTAACTATAGTAACGATGAGATTTTGAGACAGTCTTATATGAGATATAATAATCTATTCTCTATAAAACTTTCTATTTCTGTTAAGGGTGATATGAGTTTGAGAGCCGGTGACTTAGTTGCGTGTGATTTTCCAGAAATATCATCTAAGAAAAATACAGTTGTTAGTCAGAAGAAAAGTGGCATATATATGATAGTAGATGTATGTCACCATTTAACCAAAAACGGTTGCTTCACGAGAATGAATTTAGTGAGAGAATCTATAGGAAGAAAACCTTCGTAGTAAAAAAATGGAAAAATCACTTCAACAGCATATCAATAATGACAGGGATGAACTAGATAATCCAAACACAAGTAGTCAGCGTCGTCGTCATTTAGAGGGTGAACTTGATGCATTAGAGCAGTATCAAGTTAATCATCCAGATGACGACCATGATCCATCGTCTCTAGAACTTTATTGTGACGCCCATCCTGATGCTTTAGAATGTAGAGTTTATGATGACTAATGGCAGATCAATATAGAGATAGTTGCATCGACAGACAGAATGTTAATAGAAAAGGACTTAATGGGAATCCAGTTGACCCCATAAGGTTGTCTTTTTTTGATAAAGACGGGCAGAAGATCAGTGATGTTACAAGAAGTGAAGCAAATTGTATTGCAGGATTAAATTCTCAACAAAAATTTTATTTCCAAGATGGAAATGGTTATCTAAGAGAACTCTTAATTTCTGATGTAAATAAACTCTCTTCAAATGATTGTTTAAGATCTCCAACTATTTCAGGACAATTTACTTCTGGTGTCGGTAATGGCGACTCTGATTCAACATTAAATAGTGCTGTAGAACAAGCAAACGATCCTGCTATAAATCAATTATTAGACAAAGCTAAGATTGATATTCCCGCAGACCTAGGAGACTTCTGATATGAATCAGTACTCGGGTAACTTTGATTTAAACACGGTATCTTCTCTTCCAAGGTGGTTTGGTAGAGTAGTTTCTAGTGTTTCTTGGCAAGATAATATCGAGGCAGCGCATTTTGATCCAAAGAATCAGAAAGGATGGGGATATAGATATCGCGTAAGATATTTTGGATTACATTCTGGAAATACTCAAGATCTTCCTGACGAACAACTGCCAATGGCTAATGTTGTGATGCCAGTTACTTCTGGTTCTGGTTTGGGCGGATCTTATGATACTCCAGCAATATTAGCAGGAACAATAGTAACAGGATTTTTTCTTGATGGAATGGGAGGTCAAGAACCTTATATTGATGGGTTATTGATTAATTCAAATAATACTGTTCCAAAAAAACAACCTTCTGGTGATGATGGTGGTCTTCAACTTTTTAATGATACATATAAAGGGACAAGTTCACAAACAGGTTCTTTTGTTCCAGACTATTTGCAAACAATTAAAAAGATTGAAAGACCTTCGGCAGCAAGTAATCAATATAAAGTAACACCACAAAATAATTTAACCATAGCAGAATTGAGAGCAAGAACTAGAACATAAGAAAAATGACAGTACTTCCCGCAGGAACTCCTCAAACTAAAGATGTCGATCAGTCGCCAACGACGCATAGACATTCTCAGACTTTTACTGAGATCTCTAAAGTTGCTTGGCAGCAAGATATTGACCTTAGGAATGTAGTTCATATACAAAGTCCTTGCAAAAGTGACAATAGTTCAATGAAAGGTATTCAGAGAACTATTAAAAACTTACAAACAGACTTGGAGAGAATAAAGAGATTTTCAAATGTAAATTCTGCTGTTGATGCACTTACCCGCGAAGATCAAGAACCTGGAAAGTCTATTAAGAAGTTGGTTAATTTTGCAGCAACTGACATTTCTGGTTATGTTAAGAACATTCTAGGAAATGTTCGTGGTTGGGTGATGAATAAAGTGCAAGATGAGGCAAAAAAAAGATTACCGTTTTTGTTTCCAGGAGAGATGCCATCCTTTATCGATAAGTTGGATAAAGGTATAAATGGTATTTCTTGTGCTTTCGCTAAAATTGTAAGAGGTCTTGCTAAAACTGTTGGCAATTTATTACTACAGATGTTAGATAAGTTTCTCAACGGACCAATGTGTTTGATTGAAAATTTTATTTCTAACTTAGTCAAGAAAATTTTAAAACCAATTGAAAAGGCTATAAAGTCTGCTGTTAAACTTATTGATTCTGGTCTAGGTAAAGCGGCAAATCTTGCAACAAGTCTATTCAATGCACTAGATTATGTTACTGGTATTTTAAATTTCTTTAAGTGTGATGATGACAAAGCATGTCCTTCAGTTCAAGAAACAACTTTATCTGGAGCGGGTCAGAACAACCCTCAAGGTGGAGATCCTGTAGGTAAAAACCCATTCACTAGATTTTTATCTGCATCTGATAGTGCTCCAGCATGTCCGACTAATCCACAACTATGCGGTCCACCAAGAATTCAATTTTTTGGTGGGATGGGAATCGGTGCTATGGCTAATGCAATAATTAGTCCCAATTCCAATTCGATTATTGGATTTGATATTGTGAGTCGCGGTTTCAATTATCTCAATCCACCCTTTGCAAATATTGTAGATGAGTGTGGAACTGGGTCTGGTGGTGCGATAGTCGTTCAGACTAGGCCATATAGTGGAGGAGATCCTGCAAAAGGTGGTCTTGAAATAAAAAATATTGTTGTAACTGCTCCTGGTGATGGATATCTTCCTGCACCAGATGGGTCTTTAGGTGGAAATGGATTTGTTTGGAAGGAGTCGAATGAATGCTATGTCAAAAAAGCAAATGGAGACTATTATGTAGTTCCCGATTGTATAGAACCACCTTTAGCACCAGGTGATACTTTCTTTAGTTCTAAACCACCTGCACCAGCACCAAACTTAACATACTCTGTCGTTACTGCAATTGACGAAATATATGTTGAGGATCCTGGTTTTGGTTATCAACCAGGAGATACTTTACAAGTAGTTCCTGATAATGGTGCAGTATTAAAACCAATTATAAATGAAAGAGGAGAGATATCTCAAATTGAAGTGGTAAAACCTGGAGTTGGATTTGTAGATCTGCCAGAGATTGTCATAAATTCACCTACAGGTTATAATGCAAGATTAATACCAGTTCTTAGGGCAATTCCTGTAGAACAAATATCAATCCTTGGTGATGTTGCACCAGGAACAGAGGTAATTTCTGTTGTTGATTGTGTTGGTAGAGTGCCACCCAGAGAAACATTTGACATAGTACCGAGATAAAAATGGCAAAATCCAAAAATTACGAAACAAAGACAACAGGAACAAAGGACGGGCAACTAACCTTTGGAAGTATTCATTCCGATCAGGTAAAGTCTTCGGTCATGCTTCAGGGGCAAGAGTCTCTTGAGTATATTACGATAGACCAAACTGCTCCTAGAAAAAGATGGATGACCTCTAGATGTAGAGGTAGATATCAAGTTAAATGTGGTGATGATATTCCAAAGGATGAACTTGGGATGTGGTTCAATGCTGACAGAAGTGATATTCTAATTCAGACAAAAGGTAGATTGAGACTTGAAGCTGAAAATATTGACATAATTGCTCGTGGACCTGATCCAAGTAAGGGGATTGTTAATATTATTTCAAACGAAAGTGTAAATATTGAGACCAAAAAATTCACAGCAAATGCGAATGAATCCATCAGTATTTTTACTGACGGTAGTATGCAACAATCTGCAATAAATATTATGCGAATTTATGGTGGAAGCATTCAGAAGATGACTTCTATGAGTGCAGACAAAACACCATCGTTACCTATACTGGGTAAAATAGTACAACTAACAAAGCCGCAATCATAACTATGTCAAGTTCAAGTGATTTTGAATTAGTTCACGGACAACTCCACGTAACTAATAGAGCATCAAAACCAGAAGCATTGGGTAGAGGTTCTAAAAGTATTCATGGATCTGCATATTTTCAAGCACCAGTTCATATTGGAAAGGATAGTGATTATGGGAATGTTGAAGCATCCTTGATGATTGGTAGAGAAACAAATCCAGACACTCCATCAAATGCAAAGAGGTCTTTATTTGTAAAAGGTGATACTAAATTTGAAGGTGACGGTCAGACTCAAAACGCAGTCTACATCACAGGACCAACAACTGATGTTCTTTATATTGATGGTGATGTATTTGTTACTGGAAAAGTTGACTGTGGTAACAAAGGAAAATTGGCCGCAAGATTTGCAACTGCAGATGCTCTAGGAAAAACATTTGATATGGTTCATCCATCTAAAGGTAAAGGGTGGAGATTGTCTTATGCATGTGTGGAAGGACCTGAAATTGGTGTATATTTTAGAGGTAGAGTTACGAATAAAACTGAAATAAATCTTCCAGACTATTGGAAAGATTTGGTTCATGAAGATAGTATATCAGTGCAACTTCAACCAATTGGATCTCATCAAAACGTTATCGTGAAGAGATGGGATGATTCTAAAATTTATCTTCAATCAAATGGTGGAATGCCTATTGATTGCTTCTATCATGTTTATGCGGAAAGAAAAGATGTTAACCCACTTCATGTAGAATATGAGGGGAATAGTTGGAAAGACTATCCAGATCCGAATCACTTGAATAAAGATCCTGATGATGAGACTCGGAATTTGTTAGATCCACAGTACAGAGGCCCTAGAAACACGATTACCCGTTAGGGGGCTCTTGACGCGAACCCCCCACCGTGCTATGATACATGGGTAATCAACGGACGACCGAATGCAAGACGAGTACCTCTCACGCTGCGTTGTGGACCCCATCAAGCGTACAGTGTATCTGTACTCTAGCGAAGGGTCAGAGAAGCAAGTGACCTGTGATACCGTAGATGAGTTTATGAATGTGCTAGAGTTCGTTCGTGCTACAGTGGATGAAGAGACACTCTCATACGCAAGTCCTCTCTGAAACTAAAATGGACCTTTAATTCCATTTTAGGTCCAAAAAAATTCCCGGTAAAAATTGCCCCCTATTACTTTTTTGAAAAGTATGCCTTACAAAATCTCATACAAAGACCTTAAAGAGGAATCTGTCAAAACTACTCCAGAGAATGTAAAAGAAGCAAATGAGGCACTTTTCTCTGCAAAGTGGAATCTTCCCAAAGCAGCAAAACACTGTGGAATGTCACAAAAAGAAATGAAGTTGACATTCTGGGAGTATATCAAGTATAATCCTAGTACTTACAAAGCGTAAGTTTTTTTGGGAGCGTGGTGAAATTGGTAAACACACGACACTTAAAATGTCGCGGGCAGCGCCCTTGTCGGTTCAAGTCCGACCGTTCCTATGAGGTTCTTCCTCTAAATAAACAAAAGTAAAAAGACTATTCTATGAAATACAGAATAGATGCCAGATACGTTTGGTATAATCGCGGAACTCAAATAGTTCTAATGTATTTCATAAATCAAATTCCTTTTACTTTTGATGATCTTCCAGACGAATCAATATTCGATTTGGAATTAATCGAATTGGCAGATAACGAAAGAAGATTTGAACCAGAAGACCTTTATCAAGCATCATACTACTTAATGCTTGAAGAATGTCATCCTCTCTTATATGAGTTGGAACTGGAAAATCCAGAAA